CTCGGGGGGTCTCGTTCTGCGCGCTGATTGGCGCGCTTCCCTAAACCAGCCTATTAAGGAACTCAAATGTCTGGAACACCTTTTCGCGAGCAGTTGATCGAGATTCGCGGTCTGCTTAGCGGGCCTGAAAATTGGACCGCTCAGTTCGTTGAACCGATCGACTGGGCGAGTGGAGGTTATCCGGTGACGCGGCCCCGTCTGGAAACAGATTGGGAGTCGCTCGAGTGGATGCCCCTCCCGGGCTTCACTGACGTTGAGTTCTGGCGTAGGCGTTACGAAGAGCTTTCGAAGGCTCGACGTGACGGTCCTCTGGCATGGGACAAACCTGAGTCGGAATAGACTACCGACTCAGGATGATCCGCTGTCTCCTTTGGTAAAGGAACCCGGGAATTAACCACCCCCGGGGGACAGTGCGATGTTGCCACTATCTCACAGCTGTTGGAGCACTCAATATGAAGAACGGAGCCTTCTCTTCCCTTAACAAACTCAGCCGAGAATACGGGACGGATTCCTCAGGGAGTCCGACCCCCGACTTTTGGCAGAGTGGGAGAAGTTGGTATCGTTCATTGAGTTGCTCTCCCTTGATCAAAGGGAATTACAAGGATCCCAATCCTTGGAGTTACAGCGTACGGAGTTCTTCTGGACTCGTAGGGTCTTCACGCAGGTATGCGTGGCCGATCGGCGGTGCCAACAAAAGTACCATCTTCGTTGATGGACAACTTACTTTTGACAACACTTATGATTGGTTGACTTTCTACAACTTCAGTAACTCTGTAAACCGCGCGGTTAACACCGCGTTGGGTCGCTTAAATGAGAAGGTACGTGGTTCGCTTGACTTGGCAGTCGACCTGGCGGAAGCCGGGCAGACAGTCAAGATGACGAACCTTGTTAACCGACTCGTAGCGGGGATAGCCGATATGAAGTCCTCTTATCGCCGTGAGGTGATGAGGAAGGTATCTGCGACTCGTCGCAGACAGCAGCTAAGCTCGCGCTTACGCCGCTGGGAACGTGGCTTAGGAGCCCGTTATCCTACTTCGTATCGTCCGCTTCCGGCAAGTACTCGTGAGAGTACGATTGCGCGGATAGTTGGTGGGCCCTCCAGCCTGCTAGCAAACGGGTGGCTCGAGTACACGTACGGTTGGAAACCGTTGATCGGCAGTATCTATGGTATTGCTGAGAATGTTGTGGGCTTTGTTCGTAACAACGACGTAGTCCGCGCATCGGGGAAAGAAGACATCAACTACAAGACGACTGTGCCCTATTCCTGGAATGGAATAGCAGTCCCGGGAGGGATCCCGGTGATTGCAGAGGGAAAGGCAGTAGCCAAGTACATCGTAAAGATGCGACCGAACTACGACCTTACTTTAGCGAAGTGGTCCTCGCTAAATCCGTACAGTCTTGCGTGGGAGTTAATGCCTTACAGCTTCGTCATCGATTGGTTCCTAGACATAGGTTCCTATATGCGCAATTTGGAAACTGCGCTTATCGCTGACAACCAGTTCAATTCGGGATCACTCTCGACACTGGTTTACTGTAAGATAAGGGGCGTTGTGAATTACTCTGGCAGAAATGTTGGAGGAAGCGAGTTTCAACAACTCCGTGGAGATGCTGAAAAGTATCAAAGCGATTTCACGCGTGTCCTTCTACCCTCGTATCCACTACCCTCCCTGCCGTCTTTCCAGGCGGATTTGGGTGCCTCGCGGTTACTTAGTGCCGCTGCCTTACTCCGAGGGTTTCTACCCAAGGGGATGAGGTGAGCGGAACCACACTAGGTGCCTTTCGTTAATTTATGATTAGAGGAATTCGAGCAGATGACTGTTTCGAACATCGTCCTTGCGGACGCGGCGACAACGCCGGTCAACCACACGTTCATTCCAATGGGTTACGACAAGGACGGCATTTTCTGGTTCGAAGACCAGAGCCAGTCTGCGGCCATCGGGTATTGGCGGATCTCCTGCGAGCTCCGCCGTCCCCCTCAACCGCAACCTGGTATGTCGTCCGACGGTCGTGTTTACCGTGCCAAGTATGCGCTTCACGAGCCAGTTCTCGCCAATATCACCAACTCAACGGTGAGTGGCGTGTTGCCGGCTGCGCAGCTTGCTTACACGGTCCGGGGCTTCTGTGAGTTTGTACTCCCAGAGCGCTCTGCAGTACTGGATAGGCAGAACATCAGTAAAATGATGCCTCTGTTGCTCCAGAATACGCAGATTCGTGCCATCACAGAGAACTTCCAATGGCTGTTCTAACGCCTGATAACGTGGTCTTGATCGTGATGATCTTGGCCATTGTCGTCGTCGTCGGAATTTGCGCTTTGCGGCGCTAACCAGAGGAACAATCTATGAAGCCGAAAATTACAAACCTTAGTGATAAGGCGGTCGTCGAGCGATTTGTCGACTTTTGTAATTGTGTCAATACCCCGCTGGCCCACCAGGCTATACATGCCGTGAGGCAAAATCCGAAACTGCTAAAGGAATTGCAGCCGGAGCCTGGAGAGTACTCCAGCGTAGAGTCTTTCGCTTTGGATTGGCAGGTCTATAGTTTCTTGAGAAAATTCAAGGGGCTCCCTGGGACTGCTGTGAAGGAGCGGAAGGCGGCCGCGCTCGCCAGCTGGTCAGCTGGTGAACAAAGTTGCTTTCACACTAATCGGAGGATCGACGCTGTCTTTCGAGGCGATACAACCCTTCTCGACAAACCCTTAAGTGGGCCCCCCGAGCAGCCTGTCGCTACACTGGCAACCATCATATCGATGGCCCAGCGTAAAATCGAGTCAGTTTTAGGTCCTTTCAATTTTAAGAAGGTGACACAGGAGTGCCGTTGGAGCAGCGGTGCCACTGCGGATCTTCCGCGTGGCACTCAGCTGTCAAAAAAGATGGCCGAAAGGATGTCTGTAACCAAACGCGCCTTACCTCATCTCCGTAAGGTGATGAAGAGGGATATCCATTGGGTTGAATCAGTCCTGGGTCGCGAGACCTGGGGACCTGCAAACCTGATGGATACATGCTTCGAGCTGATCGAGCATAATCGGTTCCTCACGGTTCCGAAAAATGCATTCACAGAACGTTGCATCGCCGCAGAACCCACCGGGAATACGTTTCTCCAGCAAGGTGCTGGGCGTTATATCCGGGGGCGTCTGCGAAAGTTTGGTGTCGACTTGGACGACCAGTCCTGGAACCGGTACTTGGCTTCGAGAGCCTACGTACTCGGGTACAGCACCCTTGATCTCAAGGGTGCAAGCGACAGTGTCTCAAAGCAACTTGTTAAATTGCTGCTACCGGAACGTTGGTACGCCTACTTGGCGGACCTTCGCTCCCCATACTCCCGCCTTGCTAGCGGGAAGGGCTTCAAGAGGGTTTACCTCGAGAAGTTCTCGTCTATGGGTAACGCTTACACCTTCGAACTTGAAAGCCTGATCTTTTGGGCTCTCTCATCG